CTGGGAGGTAGCCTTGGCCACGGGGCTACCACCAGACGTATTTGAAACCGCCGAAGACATTTTGACGGTCATTGAGATTTTGGAGAGGCGAGCAAATGGCAACTGAAGCAATCACCTACGACAAGGCTGAATTGCGTGCCATTGTAAAGTCCTTCAAAGCAATGGACGAAGAAGCTACAAAGCAAGCAAAAGAAAAAACGTCAGAGCTTGCAGAATACGTCAAGCAAAAGGTTATTGGCACGGCTGGATCAGCCAACAACCGTGTTGCTTCAATCATTGCCAGCGGGGCAACCGTTTCAAAGTCATCAAAAATTGGTGAGATTTCCTATGGTTTTGCACGTCAAAAACTAAGCGGGGGCGGCACAACTCAACAGGTTTGGGGCGGCTACGAATTTGGATCAAATCGCTACAAGCAATTTCCAGTGTGGTCAGGTCGTGAAGGTCGTGGCACACGGGGCTGGTTTATCTATCCGACATTGAGAGCCGTTCAACCTGAGATTTTAAAAAAGTGGGAAGAAGCGATTTCAACAATAGTTAGGAAGTACAACTAATGGCTGGTAGTCGTACCCTTAAACTTTCTATTCTTGGCGACGTTGATGGACTTAACAAATCGCTTAAAACTGCAACCGCCGACGTCGATTCATTTGGCGACCGAGTTGGTAAGGCTGGCATTGCCATTGGTAAAGCATTTGCCGCAGCTGCCGCAGCCGCAGGTGCAGCCGCAATTGCCATTGGTGTCGAAGGCGTCAAAGCTGCAATCGCTGACGAAAAAGCACAAACACAATTGGCGTTGGCTTTGGAAAATGCTACTGGTGCAACCCAGGCACAGATCAAGGCAACCGAAGATTCGATTCTGCAAATGTCATTGGCAACTGGTGTTGCTGACGACGAGCTGCGTCCAGCGTTAGGTCGTTTGGTTAGATCAACGGGCGACGTATCGAAGGCACAAGATTTACTGGCAACAGCCCTTGACATTTCTGCGGCAACAGGTAAGCCAGTCGAAGCCGTGGCAAATTCGCTTTCAAAGGCATACGACGGCAACACAGCTGCCCTTGGCAAACTAGGCGTTGGTCTGTCAACAGCTGAGTTGAAGACAATGTCGTTTGAAGAAGTCCAGGGTCGTTTGACTGATTTGTTTGGCGGCGCAGCAGCTCGAAACGCTGACACTTATGCTGGCAAAATTGCTCGCGTTCAAGTCGCTTTCGGTGAAGCAAAAGAAGCTGTCGGCACGGCCTTGCTTCCAATACTTGACACACTTTTAAAATTTATTAACAACAACGCATTGCCGGCCATTAACGCATTTACCGACGCGTTCAGCATTACAGGCAGCGCGGGTTTTGGCAAAGTTATAAGCGACGTTGGCAAAGTAATCAAAGACATTGTGCAACCAATTTTTGAAGCTTTCAAAACACAATTTGATCGTATTAAAAAAACAGTTATTGAAAACAAAGATGAATTTTCAGCTTTCTTTGATGTTATCAAAGCCGCCGCGCCCGTCATTGGTCGGGTTATCGGCGACGCGTTTAACGCAATAGGTAAAGTTGCAGACATTGTTTTGAATCTTATTGCCAACGTATTAGGTGCAATTAAGCCGTTAATTAACACCGCCATTGACGGCATAAATTTACTAATTAAGGGCTACAACGCAATTCCGTTTTTGGGCGACATTTCGCTTATACCTAAGATCGGTGGTGGTTCTACTACTACTGGTGCGCTTGGCAATTTTCAAATGTCAACAGGCACAACATTAGGTGCGACTGGTGCAGCCACGGTAGCAGCTGCGGCAGCAGCAGCAGCGTCAGGCGGCACAGTATCTGGCAGTGCTGGCACTGGTTTGACAGGTACTGGCACAAACGCTGGAACGGCTGGGGTTGCCACGGTGGCAGCAAAAGCGGCCGCAGCAATTACAAACATTGCTGGCGCATTTGATAACTTTACAAGCGGCACAACAACGCTTGCGGGCATTGAAGCTGCGTCAACCCGTGGTTTCCCATTTGGCACGTCAGGGGTTAATACCAACACATTGGCAGGAATCATGGCAGCTTCGGGCACGACCATAAACGTGAACGTCAGTGGGGCAATAGACGCTGAAGGCACAGCGCGCACAATTGTTGATACATTAAACAACAGCTTCTATCGCGGCACAGGTGGCGCAACTAACCTGCAAATCGCATGAGTCAATGGAATCCAGTTTGGCTGGTTGAAATCGACGGCATTGAATACACTGACGCGGTTTTGGCAAATTTGGTCATTCGTAGCGGCCGAACCAACATTTATGAGCAAGCACAGGCTGGTTATGTCAATCTTCAACTAATCGACGTCAATCAAGCTGCAATCCCAGTTTCGATAAACTCAACAATTGGCGTTTCAATCAAAAACACGTCAGGCACGTTTGTGCCCATTTTTGGCGGCAACGTGGTTGACATTGGGTTGGAAGTTCGTGACGTAGGTTCGACCATGTTTACGCAGACTTATTCGATTACGGCATTAGGCGCATTGGCACGTTTGCCAAAAGTTATCTATACCGACGCAATTGCACGCGATTTTGACGGCGATCAAATTTATGAGGTTTTACGAGCGACCGTTTTCCAAACATGGGCTGAAGTGCCAGGTGCGTTGACATGGGCAACATACGATCCCGCTACAACTTGGGCACAAGCTGGCAATACTGGACTGGGTGAAATTGATCGTCCAGGCAATTACGACCTATCTGCCCGCGCTGGGAATGCTGATCCGATTGACGTTTATTCATTGGTTGCAGCATTGGCAACATCTGGGCTTGGCTATCTTTACGAAGACGCCCAAGGGCGTATTGGTTACGCCGATTCAACGCACCGCACAACTTATCTTTCGGCAAATGGTTACGTCGATCTTGACGCCCGCCAAGCTCGGGCAAATGGTTTACGAATTCAAACCCGTGTTGGTGATGTACGCAATGCCATTACAATTAAGTACGGGGCAACTAGTCAAAATGACATCTCAGACAGCGATCCAGCCTCAATTGCTTTGTATGGAAATCTTGGTCAAGTCATAACCACAACATTGCATGACGCAGCTGACGCGACCTTACAAGCTGCATTTTATTTATCCTTGCGTGCTAACCCTCAGCCTATCTTTAGCGAAATCTCTTTTGACCTGACAAACCCTGAAATTGACAACGCTGATCGCGACAAGCTTATCAACATTTTTATGGGTGAAGCCATTGCCCTGCAAAACCTGCCGTTAAACATGAATTCAGGTACTTTTCAAGGCTTCGTCGAAGGCTGGTCGTTCAGAGCTTCGTACAATCAACTTTCCGTGACTTTGTTATTGTCGCCATTGGCTTATTCATTGCAGGCAATGCGCTGGAATGACGTACCAGTGACAGAAACATGGGCAAGCGTGTCGCCGACTTTAGACTGGGCAAATGCCACAATAGTGGCTTAACGAAAGGAAACTCAATTGGCAAACCCGACCACGAATTATGGTTTTGTTCTTCCCACGTCGAGCGATTTGGTAACGGATTTACCAGCCGATTTTGATGTTGCATTGCAGGGTGTTGATACACGACTTAAAGCGTTAAACCCTGAAACAACATTGGGTGACATTGCTTATAGATCAGCAACAGCAAACACCAATACGCGTTTGGGTATTGGAAGCACAGGAAACGTGCTTACAGTCAGCGGCGGTGTTCCCGTTTGGGCTGCACCAGCTGCGCAACCTAGTGGTTTGACAAAGATCGTAACTGCCAACTTTTCTGCTTCCGCAACGGTTCAAATCGATCAATGCTTTACCTCAACATACACAAATTACATTATCGTTTTAAATGCGTTAGGAAACAGTGGCGGCGGCGCTTTGTTTTTACAATGGCAAACTGGCACAAATACGCTAGTTTCAACAAGTGATTATTTTGGTGGCGGTTGGTCAGTCACTAATGGAAACTCAACTGCAACCTTTACAAACAATGGTGACACTAAGTTTACTTTAGCACCGACAGTTGCCTCAAACACACGCCAAAACTTTACAATTAACATTTCCAATGTCGGGAACAGTTCCCAAGATGCTAATTTATCTTCTTTAGGAAACGGATCAGGCAACGGAATTGCGACTTATGCGGGAATCATTAACGCAGCTGCGACTTATACAGGCGTTAGATTAAGTGGAAACGGCAATTTAACAGGTACTTACACCGTCTACGGATTGGCAAAATAATGACAAACGACAAAATCACAATTACTGACGCAACAACTGGTGAAACCATTGAACGTGAGATGACAGACGAAGAACAATTTGAACGCGACCAGTTTTTAGTCAAAGCAGAAGCAGAAAGAAAAGCAGTTGAAACTGCGGCAAAAAAAGCAAAAACAGCAGCTGAAACAAAGTTGAATGCTTTGGGTTTGACCATTGATGATTTAAAGGCATTGGGTCTATGACATACCCGCAAGGTACAAACGCTAGGTTGATCGAAGTCGCAGCTGCTGAAGTTGGCACGGTTGAAGAAGGCGACAACCTGACAAAGTACGGCAAGTTTACAAAGGCCGACGGTTTGCCCTGGTGCGGTTCATTTGTAAATTGGTGTGCAGATCAAGCTGGTATCAAGATTCATTCAGTTGTTTCAACTGCAATTGGCGCACATAAATTTAAAGAAACAAACCGTTGGTCAAATTTGCCAAGTTTAGGCGCATTGGCATTTATGGACTTTCCACATGACGGCGTTGACCGTATTAGTCACATTGGCATTGTCATTGATTTTGAACATGGCAGTGACATTGTGACTTGCATTGAGGGCAACACATCTGGCACAGGCGACCAACGCAATGGCGGCATGGTTATGATCAAACAAAGGTCATTAAAGCGTGACATTGTCGGTTTTGGTGTGCCAAAGTTTGTGCCATACAAAGGTGACTTTCCAAAGATTGAATTGCCTGCAAAGGAAGTCAAATTAAAAAAGGAGACAAAAAAATGGATAAAGCCAAAGCAATAGCAGCTTCATGGGGACGCTCGTTTCTAGCTGCCGTTTTAACGCTTTACATGGCTGGCGTCAGTGATCCAAAAACCTTGCTTATGGCAGGGGTTGCAGCGATTGCACCAGTCGTTTTGCGCTACTTAAACCCAAATGACAAAAGTTTCGGGGTTACTGGGGAATGACGCCGACCGAATGGGCGGCGGTTGTTACATGCTGCATTGGTGTAGTGGCTGCCGTCTATTCTGGCGTCAAGGTCATGATTCGATCGGTGCTTGAAGAATTCAAGCCAAACGGCGGATCAAGTTTGAAAGACCAGGTTAACCGCATAGAAGCGCGGTTAGACGTGTTGTACAACAAATTGATTGACTAGCCTTTACACTTATGCTATGGCAGCCAAACGACCTACTCGCAAACGCGTAGCAACAGTCAAAGACATTGACTATTCACCGCTGGAACAATACTGCATTGCATTAAATGAGTATTACAAAGCATTGCGTAAAGCTGGTTTTAGCGTTGAAATTGCATTAGGTATTTTGAGCGACAAAGACGCTTATCCTGGCTGGATTTTGCCTGAGCCAGTCGATCCAAACAGAATCGGGTCGACGGAATACGAAGACGACGACGAATGAAGAAAATCGTCGTCGTCAGTGATCTTCAAGTGCCTTTTGAAGACGTACGGGCAACGCGTAATTTGGCAAAATTCATCAAAGCGTTTCGGACTGATGAGGTCATCACAATTGGCGATGAAATTGATTTCAACACAATTTCAAAATGGTCGCGTGGGCTAAGCGAAGAACACGAACCGACCATTGGCCGTGACCGTGATCGTTGCGTCGAGTTATTGTGGGAATTGACGCGCCACGTGCCGAAGGCAAGCATGGTCAGGTCAAATCACACAGACCGTTTGTTCAATTCAATTGCCAGCCGTTTGCCTGCATTACTTGGGGCACCTGAGTTAAAGTACGAAAATTTTATGAAGCTTGATGAGCTAGGCATTGACTTTTATCGCAAGCCGTATGCCATTGAGGGCACAAACTGGATCGCAATTCACGGCGACGAACAGGGCACGACTCCAAATGCCGGGGCTTCAGCTTTACGAGCTGCGCGCTTGCATGGTAAATCCGTGGTTCAGGGTCACACGCACCGTTTGGGCATTTCAACATTTACCGAATCTAGCGGGTACAAAATGGGACGAACTTTGTGGGGCATGGAAGTGGGCAACCTCATGCGTTTTTCAGCTGCAAAATACACGAAAGGCACGGCCAACTGGACTCAAGGGTTTGGCATTTTACGCGTCGAAGGTTCAAAGGTCAGCCCGCAAATTGTGCCGATTGAACGCGACGGCTCATTTATTGTCGACGGCAAGGTTTTTGGCTAGCGACACGCCGCACAACACGCGCAATGCTTGATTTTGTCAGGGTCATGCTTCACCCTTATTGCAGGTGGTAATGGTTGCCACCTAGATTCGGGAGATCGAAAA